CTTCCTTCTCAGCCGCGGAACGATCGAAGCCGTTCAACTCCATCGCGTGCCGCTGAATTCGGGAAAAGACCCGGATGCTCTTATCTCGCAGAAGTTCAATTTGCTTTTCGTTGAAGACACGGTTTCCCATTTCATCAACTGCCGAGAGAACCAAGATCTTGATCATGGCATCTTCTCGAGCTTTATTGTTCTGCTGCATCTGCTTCTGGAAAGTCAAAGCTTCTCTCGCGCTCAAAGCCTTGAGTCGTACAACACCAGGTTCACCATCCGGTCCTGGCCATTCCGGGATCTCAACGTCCAACGTGTTGAGATCGTCCATCGCGAGAATCTGCTCTGCCGTGAGAATCCGGGACACCTTTGATTCAGCCATTGTTTTCTCCTTGTTTCACCCTTTCGAGGGAAGGGAACATCGTTCCCCTCCCTCACACTAAACGACGCTAACGATTACGGCTCGGCCGCTTCCCAATCGTGGCGACCGGTCGGACGAATCGTGACATCCGCCGCGAGACGGTCATCAACCGGCATCGTGGGCGCCACGTTCGTAACGAAACCAGAGAACAGCCACTTCGTGCCATCCGGATAGGTAATCCGGTAGATGTCACGAGTACCATCGAACCACTTCTTCTGGAGACCAGTCTGGTGGTCGTGGGTGCCGTTCGTTGGCACGAAGTTGACGTTGAACGTCAGATCACCGTGCCGGCGGATACCAACGATGTACTCATCGTCGGAATTGTTGTGATTGGTCAGCTCGATCGTGTTACGAGTCAGAGCCGGTGCAGTGATTTCGCGAAGTTCTGCGATATCGTCGAAATCAACAGCACCACCAACCGGATCGGTCGGCGGCCAATTCGGATCGGGGGACACTGCAATGAGTGTTCCCTGTGCCGACATTCCTTCGGACATTTAACCCTCCTACGGGATTGGAGTCACATTACGGTTCACTACGCCCCGTAGAGCATTGTAAGCCGTTGTGATTTGACCTTTTACTGCACCATACGTCTTACCTCTCGAGAGGATTTGTGCTCCAGGTCTGACGTACGAAGGCACAGCAATCGAGTTATGGGTTTCGTCCGACTCCCTTCCTGCAGTTCGGATTACCTGCAGATATGGACCATCGCCAACTGGCAAAGTGTACAAGGATCCAAGGAACAAATTGGTTCCAAGAGTCCCAGCGCCTGCCGCTATGAGAAGAGCAAGAATTTCCTTATCGAAGGTGTCTGACGCGGCCTTATCAGCAATCAAGTTGCAAACAAAGCGAATCCTATGTGCGTCATCCAGCCCAATTTCGAAAGGCTCACCGATGTGAATTCGACGGTACCAAGTCATCGGAAAATCTTTCTCATTTCGATACGGTTTGCAACCCGTCTGACCATGTAAGGTGCCGATTCGCGAATAACCGACTCAAGATATTTCCATTGTCCAACCGGGTGATAAGCATCCGGATTTTCATGAACATCAATGGCATACTCTTTTGTCGTTTTTCCGCTTTTCGGATTTACGTTATCACCACCTGCAATGATCGTTACTGAATAGCTCTTGATGTCCTTTGTAGGTTCAAGAACTTTGATTGATGCCCGGAGAGCTCCTGTATCAATTGGAGTTCGAGCGACTACTTCCTTTTTCTCGACCTCCATCTCTTCACGAAGAGCTTTCTTCACTTCACGAGGAAAACGGGCCATACCGACAGCGAGACTTCCCGCTACCTGACCCATCCCCGTGAACTGAATCGCAATTCTAGGCATTTACGAGCTTTCCGGCAAACACGTTGTCCAACGTTTCTACATACTTCTGACCGATGTTAGCCCAATCAAATTCGATTGAATGAGCTCGACGCAGAACATCGTGCTGTTTCTGGAGAGTGTACATCGGATTCTTGTAGTAGCGACGAATCGCTCCAATAACAGCATCCTTGTCCGGTACACCGCCGATAACGTTGATATCATTCGGTGTAGCAATCGTACTCGAACACGGAATCAAATCGGCTGAGTCTCTGAACAACTCACCAAGCGCCGACCAATCGGGAACAATCTGCGGGACCCCACAGGCCATTCCTTCGAGGGTGGTCAATCCAAATCCTTCACCCTGCGTCGTAGAAAGCTGAATGTCGAAACTGTTGTACGTGTACGGCATCATAGCTTCCTTGACACCATACATGATTTCCGGTTGCGCTAGGATAAGACGACCATTTAGGCCGTAGTATCGCATCAGCTGCTTTACGTCGTACCCATGATCACCAGTTGGTGCAACATGAAGGTACAGATAGGCATCAGTAATTCGGTAGTTCTTGACCCATTCGGCAAAATACTGAATCATCAGATCCAATCTCTTACGAGGCTGGTTTCGATTCACATTACCAATGATGAATCCCTCTAAAATACTTGGAGGAAGACCCATTGCCTTACGAGCGTCGATCTTATCGATCGGTCTGTAAATGTTCAGGTCAACGCCAAGTGGAATCACTGTAGAAGTCCCTCGATACCCTCCGAGAGCGGCTTCCTTGGCACCAAACTCAGTCCAGAAGATAGCGTGCTGAAGACCGTTCAGCTCATTACCACGGCAGTTCAAACCATCCACTGCCACAATACCAACCGCTGGAACATTTCCAACTGCTTTCATGTACAGTGGAAAATTCCAAGGGTCGTTCTGGATAACTACTAGTTCTGGACGAACCTTTTCCAACAACCACGGAAGTCTCTTCACACCAAAGAAGTCACCACCGTTTGGCGCAGGATAGATCTTGTACGGATAATCGTGAGGATCACCGTAGTAGTTCAATCCTAGAACATGGACGTCCCAGTGTGGTCGAAGATACTCAAGAATCTTATGAGTACCTTTCGCAAATCCTGTGGATGCCACAGCATCACCAACCCACACAAGACCACGAGAAGGACGTGAATTGATACACTCAACCACTTCCCTACGGGTTGCAATTCGAGGGATGCTGTCCCAGAATCCATTACAAATTCTTCCCCAATCGAACCGGCGAATTGCCGCATCGATATCTAGTGGAGGCCAGTTCTCAAGCGGAGTACCAAGAACCTGCTTCAAGGACAGAAGAATCTTTGAGTCGTCTTCTTCAGGAATAAAGATGGCTCCCAGATCTTCGTACCACTGACGATAGTGTGGTTTGTCGAAGAGGATAGGCCGAGCTCCGCAGACAAGCCCTTCAGCTGCCGGAAGCTCAAAGCCTTCTACTCGACGCAAACCAGAAACGTATTCAGACAACCGATATTTCTGTGCGAGGACGGGATCTGAAATCTCGTTAAAGAAATCTACGAGTTCGTCCTTAAACCCAACTCGCTTCTGTTCCAGTTGTCCAATATGCACCTGTCGGCCACCAGTGACCTGAAGTGCAATATTTACAAGATCAACTGACTCGTGAGGTGCCAGAGTTCCAGTTGTCAGAATCTTGTAGGGATAGGGTCGTGGTCGGAGTCCTTTGTTAAATACTCCCGTGTCAACACCAAGAGGAGCATAATAAAACAAAGTATCAACTGGAAACTCCACACCATCTTCCCTGCAAAGCTCTTGTAGATCATAGTATGACCACACAAGTTCTGCGCCCTGCCAAATGGGAATCCACGATGCACAATCGGGTTTCTGAGTTGTTCTCAGGCAGTACTGGATAATCGCGTACTTCTTCCCCAACGACACCAAACGCTTGACAGTTTCTTCAGTCTCGGGAAACCCGATAACGTGAAGAATCACAAGGTCAGAATCGAGAGGGTCATCGACAATCTGAACGTAAGACGGCTTATGCCGCATCAGCTGCTTGATGATACGGTCCATCGCCTTACTAAGTCCTACCTGTCCCTTCAGAAACACATTCATTCGCTTCTCCCTGCGCTTGCGCGCAACCACTTCTCTGGGTCCCGCTCCTCTCGCCATGGGATACTGACGGCAGTATCACGTCCGGCGCAAGTGAAACATGCATTCAACGGATTTGTTCTGTTCAGGTACTGATTCAACTGATCTTCAGTTAAACCGAAGATCTTGATACCGTCACGATTTTCCTTCTGACCCTGCACCAACGTCGACATGTGCGGCGCACAGCAGCAAGTATAGAAGTATCCCCAGTTGGCAACTCGGGAGAAATGCCGGAAGAAACAACCGGCAAACTTCTTCTTGGTTTCAACAGGAGAAGTACGCTTCGGTTCAAGAAGAGTGCGGAAATTAGGTTGATTCCGTTCGTCTCTCAAAGACAAAACGCGACCAGTATCCGCACATTTGGCGGCGATCCAAGCCAGGCTGTCCTCGTCATGCTTTCCAGGATAGATGGAA